AACAGAACGGGGCATATCAAAAAAATCTGCAAACAATCAATACCCAATTGAAGATGCTGCACCATTTGTAGTATATAAAGAAACAGTTCCAGCAAATCGAATTGTTGTCAAAATGCAAACACATGTGGGAACAAAAGATCTTGGTCCTTTTAATACTGTTACAAGTCCCATTGCAGATCCACTTTTTGGAAACTCTAATAAACAAGTTCCTGTTGTTTGGCGTATTGAATATTTGTTAAATAATTCTTGGGTCCCAGCAAAAACTTTTAATGCAAATTCTTTAAGAGATGACTCAACCGTTATAATTAAAGAAGATGGCTATGTAGAATTATCTTATGGTTTAATTGTTCCAAATAATTTTAAAACTAGGTTTAGGCATGTTGAAAAAATAACTTCTACCACCGTACTACCAACAAGATCAATTGATGGATATGCCTATTTGCTTTCTTCAAGTGCAACAGATCAAGGAATTTATTATGTATGGAACGACACAACAAAAGTTTACGATACATTTGTGCCAGACTATGGATGGCAATTAACAAATTTAGACTTAACCAAAGAAACAAACTTTGTTACAGATTTTACATCTCCAGAATATTTTATTAAAAACAATCAAAGAGTGTATCGTGAATTTCAATATATTCAAGGTATAAGAATTGTTGCAGAACAGATGAACAAGTATGAAGCCACACTTGATTTAATTGAAATGTCTCCAAGACTAGTTGCCAACATATCAAATAAAACCATTAGTTATTCTATAACTAAGCAGTTGTCCGATCTTGGCAATGGCTCTTTGCCAGTTGGACAGTTACTGGCTTCTACTGGAAACATATCAATATTTGATGACGATCAAGCCTTTAATGAAAACAATACAAATAGTATTATTGCTAAATATGTTACCAAAAACCTTAAATTTAATTTTTATGAAACATTCTTAAATGTAAATAATAAAAACTATAGCGTTCCAATTAAAACATTATATGCAGAAGGAATGCCACAAGCAGATATAACTGGAGGAACAATCTCCTTAGAGTTAAGAGATTTTTATTTTTACTTTGAATCAATAACAGCACCAAAACTATTTCTTACAAATATATCTATTAGTTATGCAATATCAATTTTGTTAGACTCTATTGGTTTTAGTAACTATATTTATAAAAGAATTGAAGGAGAGTCAGACCCAATCATTCCTTATTTTTATGTTGGTCCTGATACCAACGTTGCACAAGTTTTAAATAGTTTGGCTACTTCAACACAAACTGCAATGTTTTTTGATGAATACAATAACTTTATTGCAATGAGTAAAAACTATTTAATGCCAACAGCAACACAAAGATCTATAGATACTACAATGATTGGCTCTAAAGTTACAGGATCTGTTTCAGAAATTGTTACAAACTTAGACGATGCTTCAACGTATAGCACTGAAGCAACGGAAACTTTAGATGCTGGACTTTACAATACTATTGAATGGGATGAAACAAATTCAGGAGGCTCTCCTTCTTTAGCAGAGAACCTAGCAACTATAATTCAAAACAAAGTACTACCTAATAAAAAACTTGCTAACATAATTAGCATTGCATCACAAGACAAAAAAATATATAATGATGGCAAGATTAGTTATACAACAAGATACATTGATAAAACATATTCTGCATTTGGCGAGCAGATTGCATCAAGTGCAGAAAATAAATATTGGGTATACAAGCCATCTGCTTTGTGGGAAATTTCAAATCAAGAAGAACTAAAAGATAGTAGGTCAAGTGGATTTACCCTTTCCGCACTTGCCTTAAACTCAACCCTTCCCCAAGTACTTCCAACTGTAGTTAACAATCAACTTATTAATAATATTATTGATTTTGGTGAAGGCATTTACTTAATATCTAGGCAACAAGGATATTTTTATTCAAGTGGAGAAATAATTAGATACGATGCTGTAGAGTACTCAGTTGAAGGATTTGGAAATGTTTTTATAAGTAGTGATTCTGAATATAAAAATTATTTAAATAAGTTAAAGTTTGGTGGAAAAATTTTCCCAACGGGAAAGGTAAGAATTTTTGCAGAACCATACTACGAAACTATTAATGGAGTTACTAGAATGGTTAATGGTCCAGTTGTTCAAAGCGGAAGGGCTCAATTTGGAACGGTTATTCAAAACCATACAGCATCTTTAGACCCATATTGGAGCAATAAGGATAATCGTAAAGGCGTTCTTATGTCCTCACAATATTTATTTGGAGGAACAGGGTTTGAAGGAACCTTAAATGATACAGTTGCTGCTGGAGTTACTTCTGCAGAAGCAGCATCAGTAAATGGAATAATTAAAAGATTTTTATCAGAGTATGCACTTACAGAAACAGAAAGAGCATCTGTTACCGTTATAGACCCAACAAAAAATAAAGGACTTGTTCAATCCTCTGCTCTTGTTTTTAAAGGTAAAGACTTTGTTACAGCAGACCTATCTGCAAGAGACAATTTATCTTATGTTTATAAAACATTAGATCAATCTGTTTTTAAACATTTTGGAACTAGAATTAGAATTATTGGAGAACCACAAGGTCAAACAACTACAGCAGATGGCAAAGTAGTTATTAAATCACTTCCATTAAATGGAATGACTTATTATGAAAACAATGCGTCTAAGGCAGGTAGCAATACTGCATCGCCAGAAGAAAAAATTAATATTTCTGGAAACTCTGGAGGAATTGCAGTTTTGTTAAACCCAACAACAAATTTAGGATATTACTTTGAAATAATTGCATTAGATAATGCAACAACAGATACACACAATGTTATATTTTATAAAGTTGTTGCAGGTGTTGGTCAAAGTAAAGCAGTTCCAGTTAAACTATTTAGTACTTATGATGAAACAATTAATTATGATTCGGGAGAATTTTTTGGTATATCAAGAAAATACAATGAAGAAAACACTAGCATATACGATTTAGCCGTAGAGTATGAAGACTTAGCAAATAGTAATATAAGAAGATTTTACTTGTATATTAACAATGAACTTATTGCTCAAGTTGACGACTTAGACCCTTTGAAAAAATATGGATCAACGGCTTTGTTTGTGCGTGGTTCTTCAAAATGTATGTTTGAAAATATTTATGCTTTATCAGATAACTATTCAAAAAATACGGGATTTGAAATTAATAATCAAATATCAAGAACTTTCTCAACTAGATCAATTACAGCAAATGATGCTATTAAGAAATACGCACTAAGTGGAATTTTGCAAGAGTCTTATTTAAAAGGTATTAATACATCAACAACACCAAAATTTAATATTTTTTATGATGAATTTGGAACTATAATGAGAGAGTGTGCATACATTAATGCTAAATTTGATAATGCATATCCAGCACTATATGCAAAAATAGTAATGGCACCAGATAAATTAAAAGAATATACAGTTTCTGGATTTCAAGCAAATGCTTATGGAGCAGAGTTTTTAGTATTTAATGCAACGGATAGTCTTTTAAATCTTGGTACAGACACATCTAATACTTTGCAAATTATGGGTATTGCTTTTACTAGTGACAGTAGTAGCGAATTAACAGTAGATGATTATTTTAAAAAACGATCAAACTTTTCAGATCCAGAACTTAAAGGTGATGTAATAGTATATTCACCAAAATTAGAAAAAGAAAAATATAATAATCTTAAATTAAGTAGACTTAAGCATGGAAGAACAGATTTTAACATAGATGTTGAATACATACAAACAACAGAAGAAGCAGAAGAACTAATGGGATGGTTGCTTGATAAATTGATGGTTCCAAAAAAATCAATTGGTTTAAAGATTTTTGCTAATCCAACAATTCAATTAGGGGATATTGTTTCAATTGATTATAAAAACAATAATGGTCTAGATCTTGTAGCATCTTCTACTTCAAGATTTGTTGTTTATAATATAGAGTATTCAAGAAGTTTAAGTGGACCAGACATGACTATATATTTGAGTGAGGTGTAATATGCCATTAATTTCAGATGGAGAGTATCAGTATGAGTATACTGTAATGCCAGTTCCACCTTCTGTTAATTTATCACCTAATTTAGTTGTAAAATCTCCAGTAAAAATTGCAACTCCACAATATGTTAAGTTTGATAGAGATAAAGAAGGCGATGCAGAACCAGACCAAGACTTTATTAAATTAATTTTTTTTGAACAGATCAATGGTGTAGCATTGCTATCCTTAACAAATAGTGCAAAATTAGATACTGGAACAATCTCTTATCAGCCAATTGCAAATATGGCAGAAACAATAAGAGCCTTAAATCCTAAAAACATTGTTGCTTTGCAAGATACTTCAGATAAATATTTTTTAAATTTTCCAATTAAATTAGAAACAAAAATTCCAAACGTAGGTAATGGACCAGATGGAATAAATGTTTATAGGAATGATCAAAGTGGCGCACTTGTGTCAGACCTAGCAATGGGCGCAATAGTTATAGAAGCAATAAATTTAGGGCCAAGAGAAAATATTCAGATTGAAACTCTTCAAAGTGGTACAATATATAAGACAAATCTTGGAAATGAGGAATCGTGATAACTAATAAAGGAAAAGATATTATTGCAAAATATTTAATAGGAATCACGCCTGCCTACGCATCTTATATGGCCTTTGGTTGTGGGGCTAAACCACTAACAACTGGAGAATCTTTTGGACAGTATTCTAATAAAGAGGTTTTAGACTTTGAAATGTTTAGAGTTCCCATTTCTTCAAGGGGATATGTAGAAGAAGATGGATTTAATAAAATAGTATTTACTTCAGAACTTCCAACAACAGAAAGATATGAGATTACTGAAATTGGTATTTTTTCTGCGGGAGGTAATCCAGATGCTTCTGGCTTTGATAGCAGACCATTATTATTATTTACAGAAGAAGAACAATGGCAATACGGCGATACTACGTTTGAAAATGTTACTTCGCCAATTACAACATCCCTTGACTATCCACTAGATGACAATATTATTGCAACAGCCTTAGATGTTTTTCAGGCAGCAGCAGACAATTCTATATTTTTTAAAGCAAATAGAAACGAAAGAAATGAAAGGTGTAGATTTTTTAACAATATGATTTTTGTAAAAGGAGATTATAGTCAAATTAAAAACATTACAAATGTTACAACACTTGCACCAGGTACCAATGGACAAAATTATATACAAAAAACTGGACTTAATCTTAACTTGTCTCAAAATTCATTATCTGATCAAATTAAAATTGCATTTTCTCTTGTAAACAAAGATGCTGCCAGTTATACAAATCCAGATAGTCTTAAAATAATTTTAGAATTTATAGACAGTAATGATAACTATGCAAGATGTTTAGTTGATTTAGTTGACGGAGCAGGCGGAGTTAGTTTTAATACTAACAGATATTTTGCAATTTCAAAAACATTAGGAAATTTTGTTTTAGAGCAAGGGTTTTCCTGGGCAACAATTAAAACTGCAAAAATTTATTCATGTGTTGTAGATTCAGGAAACGAAGTAAACACACACTACATTGCTTTTGATGCAATTAGGTTTGATAATATAAACACAGTTAATCCTTTGTATGGACTGGTTGGATATACTGTTGTTAAAAATGCAGATGGAGAACCAATTACCAAATCTACAAATACAAACAACTATGTTGAATTTAGAATGGCTTTAGACATTGGAACTATTGGAGATATTTCTTAATGGCAGATAAAGGCATAAAAAAAATAACAATATTAAAAAAAGATTTGCCACCAGTAAATTCTAGCAACAAACACGTATTAAGATATAGAATCATTTCTGATGACTTTAACAGAACATCAGCATGGTCTAAAATTTATTATGTTGATTCCGTTCCACTAAATGGTCTTACTGCAGAAGTTACTAAAAATGCAGTAACTGTTTCTCCTACCGCAGGAACAATTTCTATTAGAACCGTAGATTCTAGGGGTAGAGGAAAACTTGATATTTTTATTAAATATGGATCTGATTTATATTCTTATCATGGAACAACTAATCAAACAACTCTTTCTGGA